TGATCCCAGCCATTTACTTCATAATCATAAGCCATTTCATCAGAATCTTCACCTTTATTCTGTTCGGCCTTAACACCCGTATTATCTAATCGTGGGTCATCCATCTTCCAATCACCAATAAACAACCAATACCACTTCACAAAAGTTCCCTTCTTGAATATGGTTTCACGAATACCTCCCTCTGGAAATATTCCATCATATTTTGAAATATCTACGGGTTCTCCCATAAAATGTTTGCTAGTTAACGACATATTTTAACTCCTTATCCGGCCAGTGGCCTATTAAGTGCAATCTTTACCCAGTTTAAGGCCAGTGGCCACACCAGATAGTTCATGCGTTTATACTCATCATTGAGTATTCATGTATAATACACGGCTTTCGTACAAAAGGCAAGTACCTTTTTTAAAAAAAGTCCTCTAATGTTCCTTGTGTTCCATAACTGTCATCAATTTTCCACAATATCTTTTCTGTTATAAATCTTAGTGGTTCAACAAAACTCTTAGTGAATTGTTCATTATAGTCTATTCTATCCAAAATGTCAAGTTCTTTTGGAAAGAAAGTTATAAAAGAAAATGCACTTGCGGTATATATATTTGGTTGTTTCATATGTAAAAATTTAATTTTATCCCCTTCCTGTATAAGAGGATACTTATTTGTCAGCTTGTGCTTCTTTACCAAATGATTATAAAGTATTGCTCCCTTACAATGAATAGGAGCGCCCTTTGCAAACATACCATTAGAAGATGAAAACTTTTTAAGCCCATTTACCGAACGTGGATATGCGATATCCTCTGGTGGCAACTCCATGAACTTTTCACGAAAATCTTGTATAAAGGTATTCAGTTCTTTTTCATTACCAGACATGATGATTTTCAATGCCTCTTTAAGTTTTTCTCGACAAGGAGCTGGAGTAGACGATTTAACTGCTTCAATACCCATGATTTTTAATCTGGGTTCAGAATAACGAACTCCCTCCATATCATGAACATTTAAAATATATCGTTTCTTTGCAATCCATACACCCTTGTCAGCAACAACCTCTCGGCCCATTATCATTTTTTGGTCGTAGGCGTTAACAGTTTTAGCAAGCGCTTGATAACTCTTATCAATAAAAGGTTCCAGCTTCTCCTTTGCAATTGTATCCAAGAAATCGATGATTTTTGAAGTTTCTGTTCCCTCTTTAAACACCTTATTAACCAACCTATCAAAGGTGATATAAACTGAGTCGGTATCAGATGCAATAACAAAATCTTCATTTTTTGTCTCCAAGAGCTTGTTAAGATATATGTTAAGACTCCTTTCAATCCATCGTATAGATAGTTGGCCGGAGGTTGTAATTGCTGCAGCAACCATAAGATTGAAATAGCGAAACCAAGAATTCCCAATTGCACCATATGCGGAATTAAGAGAAATCTTTTTCGCCATTTGAATGTTGTTGTAACGTGAGATATCCTTGAGCAAAGCCTTGTCTTTAGTATTCTCATATTTTTGTTGAGCTTCAAGCATAAGTTTCTTATATTTAACACGCTCATTGTATACACCCTCCATTAATTCTGGCAAAAATCCCTTTTTGTCTTTTCTAAAGAAGGCCCCGTTAGGAGTCATACAACATTTTGTGGTATTTTTAACCTTTCCATTCAAAATTTTATCTACTAAACCTTCCTGCATTTTATCATCAGGATTCATCAAAGTTTCTGGTGAAATATTATATTGAATCATTAACATAGGATATAGAGAATTCAAATCAAAGCTCATAATCCATTTATGCATTCCAATCTGTGGTTCTTTCACATAAGCGCCTTCAAACTTTTCTGTTTTTGTATTTTTTGATTTTTGTGGAATGACAATATTCTTGCTACGAAGATGGTTGTAAATAATAATATCCCAATACCTAACCGTGCCAAGAACGTCTGTAAAATTGACTTTACCATCATATGCCATCGTCAAACATAATTGAATAAGTTTCATCTTATCTTCTAACTTATCAACCAACTCAACATCAGTTATATTATATTCAATGAATGACTGAAAATCCTTGGTATACCATTCACGAAAAGTATCAAAGGGATTTCCCTCCTTTTTTTCATCCAACTCTATCCGAGCAATATAATCCAACCTATAGGATTCCTGATTAGTATATGTAAACTTGCGATATAAATCGTAATAATCAAGTGTTGCAATACCATCAAGCGTATATATTTGATGATTGCGACCCATCTGATAGATTTCACGATCAAACACATTCATCCAAGGGGATAACCGCTTAACTTCTTTTTTATCAAATACTCTATTAATACGATTACAGAGATATGGAATATCAAATAACTCTATATTCCAGCCAGTGATAATGTCAGGCGTATGCCTTTCCCAGAAGACGAGAAATTCCTTAATTAGATGTTTTTCACTTTCACATTCAATATAAGTTACATCATCACGATTATTATTAAATTTGCCACAGGCCCATACTATAATGCGTTTGCTCTGGTGATTCTTAATTGTGATTGATAGCAGAGGCTCTGCAGCATCTTCTGGTTTTGGAAATCCATTCTCACATTCAACTTCAATATCAATTGTGAAAATCAATATCTTATCTAAATCCCAATCAATGCGGTTTGGAAATTCATCAGAAATCCAGCAATAAGGATATTGCGTATTGCCATAAACTATATTTTGATTTTCACGATTGGCAATCCATTGCTTGGCCTCATTAATAGAGTCAAACTTATGGGGAAGAACACTCTTGCCATCCAGAGTTTTGTAGCCAGTTTCTTCATTAGTTTTTACGAGATCAAATAGGGTAGGTTGATACTTAACCCGCCTGCTGATGCGCTCTCCATCCTTAACCTCACGGATAAGAAGATCATTTCCGTATCGGAGAACATTTGTGTAGAAATTCATATAGTAACTATATCACATTTTAGTTTATTTGTCAAGTGTGTATTTGGTAGTAACGATATATTTTCTTTGTGGGTTAACCATGACATTCATTTGCCGCATTAACTTTCTGTTAAACAAAACTGGTTCTCTATCTGAACGATCATCTAACATAACTTCTTGGTTCTTATAAAGAGAACCAGCAAATTCTATATCTAATAAAACCGTATATCGTTTTTCTGTATAATCATTTAGGCCGCCGACATGAACATCATTTATTTTTATTAATTTGCTTTTATGGAATACACCATTAAATTTCCATGTAACAGTTTTACCTTTTACACTAATTTCATCAGCATGAATAGTTGGAGCTAAAGCACTATTTCCAGTATCAAACTTTGCTATTATATCACCAAATGGTTCAATCTTAATAGTTTCAAGATATCCAACTTGTGTTGGTACTGCATATCTATTTTTTGGATTAGAATAAAAATCAACAACCTGTTTAACAATATTGTTATTAGTTGCTTCTTCAATACCTTCAGTGCCCGGCGAATGATTTACTTCTAAAATATATGGTGGGTCTTTCTTTGGATTTTTTGAAGGAATGAAATCTATAGCAGTCCAAGAGCCATCAATTGTCTTTGCAGCCAATAGACATTGTTCCACCTCTAACTCTGTTAACTTATATTCTTTAACTTTTGCACCTTGAGAAACATTCGATCTAAAGTCTCCTTCAATAACATCACGTTTCATAGAAGCAATAACTTTACCACCTAAAACAATGACTCTTATATCACCATCAGTCTCAATATATTCTTGAATCAATAAATCTATGTTTTCATTTTGATTGAAAAGTAATTGTATGAGAGACTCCATTTGACGTTCTGATTCGATAAACAAAACACCAACACCCTTAGAGCCTTCTAAGGTTTTCATTATAATGGGAAACTTGCTATCTAGTGTTTCAAGAGATTGTTTCCAAGTTTCTTGATTAGAGAGTAAAACGGTTTTTGGTTGTGTCAAGCCATAGTTTTGTAATTTAAGATATGACCTGTATTTGTCAGCTGATAATTCAACAGTCTCTCGACTATTGACCATACAAACACCAATCTTTTCTAATTGGGAAAGTAAGTCTAACCAACTCTTTTTTAATCGTACTGTTCCGCGAACAATTGCAACTGTGTCTCTATTAATTTCAAATCCATCCTTATCATCTTTGTTATATATTTTATAGATACCATCCTCAAAAGTAATATAAGCAGTCTCTACCTGTAAGATATAAATTTCGTGACCCGCTTTTTTAGCTTCTTCTTCAAACCTTTTTGCAGTATGAAACTTGGGAACTTTACCTTTTGATGATCTTAAAGCGCCAGAAGAAACTACAAGAATACGATACTTGTATGTCTTCGCTTCTGTGATAAAAGATTTAAACTTTTCCATCAGGCCTCTTTCTTCTTGCCTATATTATATTTGGTTTCCA